GACATGGGTCGTAAGCCTAAGGCATTGACAGCACTTGTTCGTAATTGCGTGAACATGTTTGGTAACCTGAACATTGGTCTTGTGGCAACTAACCACACATACGCTAGCCAAGACATGTTCGATCCTGATGACAAGATCAGCGGCGGACAAGGCTTTATCTACGCAAGTAGCATCGTTGTCGCTATGCGTAAGCTCAAGCTGAAGGAAGATGAAGATGGCAACAAGACATCTGAAGTCAATGGTATTCGTGCTGCATGTAAGGTTATGAAAACTCGCTACGCCAAGCCTTTTGAAAGCGTACAAGTTAAGATCCCTTATGCAACAGGCATGAGTCCATACAGCGGTCTGTTTGACATGCTGGAAGAAAAGGGTTCCCTGAAGCGCGAAGGTAACAGCTACATCTATGTAACCAAGGATGGAGAGATCCTGAAGGCTATGCGTAAAGGCTGGACTAACGAACTACTAGACAAAGTGATGGCAGATATCATGCTCAGAGATTTGACTGACGGAGTAAATACACCTGAAGTTACTAAGGAGGATGCAGATGCTGCATGAGGATGAAGTTAACCTGATTGTTGATGTTTGGACTAGTATCAAGAGTTACATTGATAAGAAGGAAAGGTTTGACGCCGCAAGTACGTTGCTACGCACACTGGAAAACCATTATGACATGGACAGTGTAAGTGAGCAGCTACTTGGAAACGACAGTGTATTGGATGCTGTGATCAAGGACTTGTATTCCATGGATCTATTGGATGACGAGGACGATGACTACAGTGAAGATAACTACGACTCTGACTACGACGAATAATGAGTGATTGGTACAGGAAGGTTTCTAGCGACCTTGCCGAGTTACCTGGGGCAATAGCCTACTTTGAATCTGAGCTACATGGTGCAAAGGTTGAAACCAGCATCAAAGGAAACTTAGAGGCAAACAGTAGGCTAATGCCTGGTATTGTTGAGCACAGGTTCAATCAGCTTCAAGAAATTGAAGCCATCTTGGAGTGGCTCAACATACAACTCAGGAAGAAACGTAGTGAAGTTTTCAAGAAGTTCATTGAGAATTACAACCGTGCACTGAGCAGCAGAGATGCTGAAAAATATGTGGACGGTGATCCTGATGTCATACAGTGGCAGTTACTAGTGAACGAGTTCGCCATGATCCGCAACAAGTACCTTGGTCTTATGAAAGCTCTGGACAGCAAACAGTTCCAGATCAACAATATTGTCAAGTTACGTGTGGCTGGTATGGAAGACACTACTATGGGCTAAAATACTCAAAAATTGACAAAAAATGGTGGCAGTGTTATACTGCCACTATCACATCAATTGAGGGTTTTATGCTTACCAAAGAACAAGAGCGCAGCCTGCTCGACAGCCTCGAGCGACTCGTGGGTGTTACTGACGTCTATGTTCATCGCGGAGAGCTTGTCGTGCTCAATGATTACGATCTAGAGCTTGTGGAAGAGTTCCTGGACGAGACTGGTTGGGCAGCAGAAGTTGGTATTCACCAACCTGAGCTAAATTACCAATAATTGACCGAAATTCGAACCTGCGTTATAATAGACACATAGCGTAACAAAACAGGAGTTGATGATGCAAGTCAAGCGTTTCAAGCAAGCCCAGCGTTTTCGTGTTATTTCTGGTGACACCTGCTTCTACACTTCAGCCAAGCAAATTCGCAGTGGTGTTGGCGACTTGACGGCATTCAATATCGCACTGCAACGGTGCCTGGACGCCCTGGAAACCCAGCGTAGCGGCGATGATGCACTCGCCTGCTCTGTGGGCCTTGCTGGCAACTGGAACGGTATCGTTGTCCAACTGAACATGGCCTAACATGATTACAGGACTCATGAATCCCTTTGAGGTCATCCTGGTGCAGGCTGACCTTGAAAAGAAGGGCATCAAGCATTACGACATGCGCCCTGGCAATGACTGCATCTGGGTCAATTACGGATTAGTAAATTGTTACTACATTTTCCGTGATGGGCGGATCGTAGACATTCAGATTGATTAATTCCCATAAATTGACGTAAAATCATTCTGGTTGTATAATACTTGTATTGCAACAAAGGAGCAGACGATGATAATGGCAGACACCCTGAAGATGCTGACGACCATGGGACCCTATGCTCTGGGCAAGGTGCTGGATATCAGCGGCTATCGTGACTGCAAGTTCAAGTCTGCAACCTTCTTGGGCATGACCAATGGCGGCGAGTTCTGCTATTCTGTGACGTTTTTCGACGAAAATACGGGCGAGGATGCACAAGGAAAAGTGTTTGTAAAATACAACACTGCCGACAACCGCGTCACAGCAGATTTCTGATCCAAAAATACCCAATAATTGACCGAAATTCGGTCATCGTGTATAATACTTGTATCAGTTAACGAAACAGGAGTTTTCAAATGGCCCAAGTTACTATTCTGCGTGGTACCTATCGCAACTTTAACATCCAGAACGGCACGTTCCGTCTGGTGCAAGATGTGCGCGAAGGTGCTCGCGGTATGTATGTTACTGTTGAAGACAACGGCACTCTGGGCCAAGGCGAAGGCAAAGAAGTTCGCGTTCGCATTTCTAGTCGTGAGGATATTACTGTGACGGGTCAAAGTGTGGCAGACATGTCGGATAGCGAAATCCGCAAGGCAAGCAAAGATGACAATGTGTTCAGCATTGTGAAGCCTGCTGAGCCTGAAGTGTACAAGGAAACTGAAGAAGAAGCTATCGAACGTATTCGTGAGCGTTTCGATATTCTGGATCAGATGGCAGAAGGCTGCACGACTGGCGCAGTCCGTGCTATGATTGTGTCTGGCCCTCCTGGTGTTGGTAAGAGCTTTGGTGTTGAGCGAGTGCTGGAACAGGCTGCACTGTTTGACAAGATGGCTCAACGCAAGCCGCGTTTCGAAGTGGTCAAGGGTGCGATGAGTGCTGTGGGTCTGTACTGCAAACTCTTCCAATACGCAGACAGCAATAGTGTGCTGGTGTTTGACGACTGCGACAGCATCCTGCTGGACGACCTGAGCCTGAACATTCTCAAGGCTGCTCTGGACAGTGGCTCCAAGCGTACTATCAGCTGGAACACTGACAGCCGCATGCTTCGTTCGGAAGGTGTGCCTGATCGTTTCGACTTTAAGGGCAGTGTGATCTTCATCACTAACATCAAGTTCGAGCACGTTCGTTCTAAGAAGCTGAAGGATCACCTGGACGCTCTGGAATCCCGCTGTCACTATCTGGATCTGACTATGGATACTCAGCGTGACAAGTTCCTGCGTATCAAGCAAATCGTTCGTGACGGCATGCTGGACAAGTATGATTTCGAACAAGGTGCTGCTGATCAGATCGTTGAATACGTCTGGGAAAACCGCAATCGACTGCGCGAGCTGAGCCTGCGTACTGTGCTCAAGATTGCAGATCTCCGTGCAATGAGCGCAACGAACTGGAAGCGTCTGGCTGAGACGACTATCCTGAAGCGAGCCTGATTTTTAGGTGGTGTTTGCATTATAATCTCCTGGGTTACTGCCAAACCCTTTAGGCTACTTCGGTAGCCTTTTTCTTTGACTTCTCGGAAGTGTGGTGTTAAACTATATGCTATGGAATGTACCATTCATATTAAAGACGAAGTCAATATAAAAATATCAGGATTAGAAGTAAGTACAAGGCGCAGACTAGAAAAAGAGTTTAAGTTCTTTATGCAGTATGCACGACATACTCCTGCTTATAAGTTAGGTAGGTGGGACGGGTGTGTTAGCTTTTTTAGTCTAGGCGGCGCCAGTTATTTTAATCTACTAGATCAGATATTACCCATAATCGTTGACGATGGTTATAAGATAAACATCGACGATCAGCGACCAACTTATGATTTTCAGTTTACTACAGTAACTGAAACCACACATGAGCAAACTATTTGGCCCAAGGGTCACCCTGCCGCAGGCACGCCTGTGCTATTGCGTGACTACCAGGTAGATGCCATCAACAAGTTCTTAACCAACCCGCAGTGTGTGCAGGAGATTGCAACTGGTGCAGGTAAGACCATTACAACTGCAACTCTTAGCAAAAGTGTGGAGCAATACGGTCGCAGCCTAGTTATTGTACCCAACAAAGACCTTGTCAAGCAGACCTTAGAAGATTACGAACTGCTTGGATTGGATGTTGGTGTCTACTTTGGTGACAAGAAAGAACTAGGCAAAACTCATACCATTTGTACATGGCAGAGTCTACATAGCCTACAAAAGAGATACAAGGAAGGCACCAGCCCAATAGGTCTAGATGAGTTTGGTCAAGACCTTGTTGCACTTATTGTGGACGAAGCGCACCAGGCAAAGGCAGATGTCTTAAAGCAACTGCTGAGTGGCCCCTTTGCCAATGTTCCAATACGCTGGGGACTAACAGGCACAATACCCAAAGAAGATTTTGAGCGAATTGGTCTTATCGCTTGTATAGGTCCGGTGGTAAATAAGATAGCGGCAAAGGATCTACAGGATCTCGGCGTGCTTGCTAACTGTAGCGTAAACATTCTTCAGCTACAAGACACTGTTGAATATCCAAGCTACCAAGAAGAACTAACATACCTAACAACCAACAAGAATCGCATAGATTTCATTGCCGACTTCATAGACAAGTTGGCAGAAACTGGTAACACTCTGGTGCTTGTTGATCGTGTGAAGTGTGGTGAGATGCTTTGTGAACGTCTACCTGCCGCAGCGTTTGTCAGTGGTACGATGAAAACTGCTGATCGTAAGGAGCATTACGATGAAGTTAAAACCGCAGACGACAAGATCATTGTGGCTACTTACGGTGTGGCTGCTGTTGGTCTTAATATACCCCGTATTTTTAATCTTGTTCTTATTGAACCCGGAAAAAGCTTCACGCGAGTTATCCAAAGTATTGGACGCGGCATTAGAAAGGCTCAAGATAAGGACCACGTCGAAATCTGGGACATAACCTCTGCTGCAAAATTCAGCAAGAGGCACCTGACAACCAGGAAGAAATATTACGAGGATGCTGGTTATCCTTATAAAGTACAAAAGGTAAAATACTAATGAACATACTAACTGTAGACAACAAGTCTTTCGAATTGAATCAGCTTCCTGATGAGGTTGAGGATCTGCGCTATGCGGTCCTGGATTGGAACGACCCTAAAAACGTAGACTATCATTTTGTTCCTCTGATCTTCATGGAAACATTCCATGCACCCGCCGCAGTATTGCGTATAGGTGACAGTGTTATCCAGGTTCCGCTGGATTGGTTCATTGTTATTGGTGAACCAGACCATGGTGATCCTGAGATCGTGCCCATAATGCATATCAACGATCGAGGCTTCAGTGCGTTTACCTTTAATCCTATTACCAGTTTCAGGTTGGAATTCCAGCCACTGGAGATCATCAATGTGTTCCAAGATGTTCGTTGGTTTACGCCCAAACTAAAGCATGGGCACATCCTAGCAGTGCCATTGGAACCAGGTGATAACCCCAAGTGCGCCTATTTTGTTAAAGAAACGACTAAGCTACCTGAAGTTCTAAGCATTGAAAAAATGCTTTAATGTGTTATAATACTGCATGGCTACGAAAAAGAAATCAGATGCTCCCAGGGAGGCTCCTAAACTGGACATGTTTAGGAAAGTACTCCCAAACATTCATGCAAAGAATAGGTATGCATACCGAAACTTTACTGATGAAGAAAAGAAAGAGTTCAGTAGCGGTTGGGTACCAATGCGTTGGCTAAGTGGTGTAGCCAGTGCAGATCAAACAGTAGTTGAAAACTATCTACTCAACACAAATAGATTTGTCAACAAACATTTCGCAGATGTAGATGATGAACTTAAATGGATGCTGATGACAATTGTGGGCGAACATAAAGCGCCCAAGCATGACTACATCAAGCAACCAGGTGGTAAGCGCAAAAAAGGTAACCCATTCAAGGCATGGTTGCAGACACAATATCCTCATCTAAGCGATGAGGAACTTGATCTCTGGATCAGTTCTATGGACAAGAAGTCTGCCAAAGACATGCTGGAACAGTTTAACGTAAAAGACAAAAATGTTATCTCTAGTGCAAATGACCTATAAGTGTAAGTATTGCCAGAAGGATTTCGCCAGAGAGACAACCCTGATGAGCCACATGTGCGAGCAAAAGCGCAGGGTAATATGTAAGGACGATAAGCAGAATAGGATAGCCTATCAAAGTTGGTTAATCTTTAGGCGGCTCAGTATTGCTAACGTAAAGCATGACAAGCCCTATGAAGAATTTGCCAAGAACAAGTACTATACTGGTTTCATGAAGTTGAGCAAGTACATGATTGATATCAACCTTCATGACACCGAGGAATTTGTTAAATACCTAATCACAAACAGTGTCAAAATGTCAGACTGGACCAAGTCTTTTGTTTTGGAAACGTTCATTAAAGAACGGTTGCGGAACGAAAGTGTGGACAGAGCAATTGAACGAAGTATCATACACATAAAACAATGGTCAGAGCAGGCGGGCAAAGAGTGGACATTGTACTTCAAAGAAGTACCACCTGCTCTGTTTGTGCATGACTTCAAGATGGGACGAATTAGCCCCTGGTGTCTGTTCGCAACAGACCAGGGCAGCAGGCTTGTGGATCGACTAGAGGAAGGTCAAGTTGAAGACTTGGTCAAGTTTATTGAACCACAAGGATGGCGTGCTAGGATACTCAGACAGGCAGCAGACGCAGCCTGGGTGCAAGAGGTTTTTAACAAGGCGGAGATACTATGAACCAGTACAGCGAAAAGAGGCAGATTCCTGCTCTACTTAAGACACCGGGTATGAATGAAAGCTCATTCAAAATCATCAACGGTATGGTAGAGTTTACATTTGATGGGGAAAAGGTCTTCGTCCCCACAGCAGAGGCATTCCAGATGCTGATTAAAAAGGTAACCGTACTAGAACAGCGTTTAGGTTCTATCGATAGTAAGGTTAACCAGGTACGTAGAATCAAACAATGACCACAGACGTAGATA